GCTCAAAGCCAAGGCGCTGGAGCTGGACACCCTCATCCTGCAGGACATCCTCAAGATGCCACGCGACGTGCGCAGCACCTTTGGCGAAAGCTTGCGCGTCTGCATGGCCCGCATCGCCCGGGCCGTCATGGCCTATGGGCTTGAGGACAACAAGCCCGCCCTGCTGCGCAGCCTCTCGGCCGACATCGATCTGCTCAAGCACTACATCACCCAGGCTCAAAGGCTGAGCCTGTGCAAGCTCCCCTTCGAGCCCCGCGCAGCTTCAGCCGTTGAGCTTGGCCGCCTTGCTGGCGGACTCATCAAAAGCCAGCAGGTGCAGTCATGACCAACAACGGAATCGCTCTGAAAGGTCCGGCAATGCGCTCTGCCGCGGGGGCTACTGGAACTCCGACGACAACGCGGGCGTCTTCAATCTCAACAACGACTGGCCCGAGAACGAGAACGACAACGTCGGCTTCCGCTGACCCAAGGAATACACGCCCGGGCGCTGGCAATGCCGGCGAGGGGCACACTCTTGGTCGGGCGATTCCGGGGGCGGAACAAACCGCCCCGAACACATGGCAGCAAGCCCAGCCGGGAACCGTGGCGAGGCCTGCGGGCGCCGCCACGGAACACGGTGAAAAACTCTTCCACCAGCTCACCGCCTTAGGCTATCTGCATTCCTGCTGGCTCAAGGCCAGCGCCTGCAAAGGCCGCAGCCTGCGCGTGCAGCGCTTCGCGCAAGATGCGCTCGGCTACCTCAGCACCATCCAGCAGCGCCTGCGTGGCCGCGCCTTCAGCTTCGGCCCCTACCGCACCTTCACCGTGCGCGAAAAGAAGTGGCGCGATGTGGTGGATGCCCCGATGAAAGACCGCGTGGTGCACTGGATGCTCTACCAGTACCTGCTGCCCATCTGGCAGCCGCGCTTCATCCATGACACCTACGGCAATCTACCCGGTCGTGGCACACATGCCGCCGTACGCCGCCTGGCGGACTTCTGCCGCAGCGAATCCGCCGTGTGGGCGCTGCAGCTCGACATCAGCAAGTATTTCTACAGCATCCCGCATGAGCAGCTGAAGGCCCGGGCGCTCCGCTACATCGGCGATCACGACATCCGCCGCCTGATCACCAGCCTGATCGACTCCTACCGCACGGATGGCCGCTACGACCATCTGTTTCCGGAAGGCAGCGCCTACCGCAGCACACCGGCCAAGGGCATGCCTATCGGCAACCTCACCAGTCAGCTCTTCGCCAACATCTACCTCTGCGACTTCGACCACTGGGTGAAGCAGACCCTGCGCGTGACGCACTACATCCGCTACGTGGATGACATGGTGATCGTCGGACCGGATCGCGATGCACTGCTGCAGCAGGCCCGCCAGATCAAGGATCGGCTGGCCGCCGACGGCCTGACCATCCACCCGCACAAGCAACACCTCACCCGCATCACTGCAGGCGTGCCGTTTCTGGGCTACGTCGTCTGGCCCAACCACATCAGCGCCGGCCAATACATGCGCCGCCGCCACCACTACCGACTCCGTCAGCATGAACAAGGCCAGGACCGCAGCGAAGCCCTGCAGTCCTACCGTGCGATGCTGGCCTTTACAGGATCAACAAGGAGGCTGCAGGCATGAGACTCGACAAATCGACCCTGCGCAGTATTACCGGCCTGCAGACAGGAAAAGCCCAGGCGCGCTGGTTTCGCGACTACCTGGGGGCCACGGTCCCATGCGATCGGCAAGGCCCGATACTCACCCAGAGCGCCTATGAGGCACTGGTAGCCCGTGCAAATGGCGTGCTGACACGGCCAGCCGACAACTCCGAACCGCGCCCCACCGTTAAGCTGCGGGCCATCAAATAGGCCTATCCTGAAAAAATGAACCGCAAACGCTCTGAAAACCGCACCCTCACCGGATCGCGCATTTATCTGCGCCGGGGCAAGTATCAGTATTTCGCGCCTGAGCCCGTCCTGAACCCTGCCACCGGGAAAGCCACGAAGTGGCACATCCTGTGCGCCGAGGCTGACGGAGAGCTGGCCGCACGCAACGCACTCAATGCGCTACTGGGCAGAATCGCTGAGCCAAAGGGCAAAGGCGATTTTGCTATCTGGTTCGCCAAGTGGAAAACCGCACAGATCACCGAGCGGAACAAACGCACACCTTCGGACCCGGCCCGAGCGGCAATCTGGATCAAGGGCAACAAGGCGCTGGGCAACGTTCTAGGCGTGATCGAGACCGCGCTGGGCGATTTCGATGTGGCACAAATCGAACCTACCGACATCGCCACCTTTGTCGATCAATGGGAAGGTCGCCGTGCCGCCCAAGTCTATCGCGGCCATCTCGTCAAATTCTTTGCCTGGTGCGCCCGGAAAGGCCTGGTCAAGACGAACCCTGCCGAAGTCATCACCGTGGCCACGCCAAAGAAGCGCAAAGTCTATTTCACTGCCGAGCAGTACCTTCTGATCCAGAAGCACCTGCGCACCAGAGAGAACGGAAAACCTACGCGAACCGGAGAGATGGTCTGCTGCTACATGGACTTGCTCTATCTGCTCTACCAGCGCGGCACAGATGTGCGCCTGCTCAAATGGTCTGACGTGCAAGGCGAGAGCCTCAGCGTCACACCAACGAAGACCGAAGCCAGCAGCGGGAAATCCGTCGAAATCCAGATCACGCCCGAAATCCGGGCGGTGCTGAACCGCGCCAAAGCGATCCGCAAGATGACCAGCATCTACGTGATCGCCACCGAGCACGGCCAACCCTACTCAGCCAATGGCATCAGCAGCCTGTTCGATCGGGCTTGCGAGCGCGCATCGATAACCGGCGTTACCCTGAAAGACATCCGATCCATGGCGGCCACCGATGCAGCCCGGGCCGGTTACAGCGAAACGCAACTGCAAGTAGCGCTGGCCCACACAGATGCCTCCACCACACGCCAGTACATCCGGCAAGCAATCGTGCCAGTCAGCCAGGTTGCAATGGCACTTCCGAAGGCGAAAAAATGACATCCACATAGGAATATTAGCCGCAGCGGCTAATATCCGGCTAACAAAAACAAAAAAGCCACTCCGAAGAGTGGCTTAAGTGCTTGAATCATTTGGTCGGGGCGGCGGGATTCGAACTCGCGACCCCTTGCACCCCATGCAGACCGCAAAACACGGCGTAACATATTGACTGACAAGAACAATTAAAACCTCGCGGCTAATACATTCTCAAAAATTCGGCGCGTCAAAACCCGCATGAATGCGTGCTTCTTTTTGCGATATTAGCCGCTGCAATCAGGAAGCAGGCACCGCAACAAACTGCTCCGCTTGAAACGGCCGTTATAGCGCATTGCGCTCGCCGCAACACTCCATCCACCCAGCCAGAGCGCTCAGATAGGATGGAAGGTGGAGGAATTCATGAAAATCACGATTTCAATCCTGATGGTCGCAGCCACTGTCGGCGCAAACGCACAGGTCTATCGCTGCACAGTCAATGGCCGAGCCGTCTATGCTGACGCCCCGTGCGGGACCGAATCCCGATCTATCGATGCACGCCCGGCAGCAGGCACTTCGCCCAGCACATCCAGCGTAGGAACACCCGACCCTGCGACAGAGAGCAGCGCAGCCCTTGCCAAGCGCGCTGATGTAGCGGCCCGCCGCCGCATACTGAATGACGACATCGACCGCAAGCAGGCGCGGATAAAGACGCTGAGGGGTGAGATGGAGCAGCGCCTGGAGGCACTGAAAGCGAAGAAAAGTTACGCCAGGAACAACCTGGCCGGCGCCGTCTGGGAACAGTCGATCAGCGATGAGATGATGGCTGTGGCCACTTCATACGACAACAAGATCCGAAGTGAAGAGCGGGAGCTGTCTGAGCTTCGGAAGCAGCTCAGCGAGATCCCCAAGCTCTGACCAACATCCAGATGGATGCGAGATGCGAACGGCTCTGCCCCTGATCCTGATCGCACTGCTTTCCGGCTGCGGCAGCATCGCAACGAACCACGTCAGCGAAGCTGATGCCAAGCGCGTGCCGGCTGAGCGTCTGCTGGCGCTCCAGCAGCCTGGCGATAACCTTGTAAGGTTCTCAGTCACCCGGGAATCCGGATTTCAGGGAGGCGGATGCTATGTCGGCCTTGAGATCGACAGGATGCTGGTCGCCCGGTTCGATACCTCAGAAATCGCATGGTTCCACGTGTCGCCAGGCCCGCATGAATTCGCCGTGACGCGAGATCCGCAAGGCCGCGGCCTGTGCGGGCTGGATGACATGACACCCTCCAGAGAAACGCTAAGGATTGAACCCGGAAAGGCGAACCGCTTTGCGATCACCTTCCGGGTTTTCAGGCGCCCTGAAGTCGAGCCCTACTGATCGAGCTCACACAACAGGAAAACTACCTCGGGTGCCGAGGGGATTAGATTTAATAGGTCGCGCCAGAGTAAAGGTGCTTCCACGTCACTCCGTTGCAAACGACCGGGCCGACCCCGCAAGACAGACTGGCGTTGGTGTTATATGCCACCGAATTCGCCGTTTTTGACAGCGCAGAAACATCGCAGCGCACCCCGAAAGATTGCGCAGACAGGGACGCGGACGCACCGACAGTTGGCGTTGTTAATGTGCTAGACGTAGCGTCGATGGAAACCACGGGGGTATTCGCAAGCCGAACAGAATTCGTGCCAGAAAGCTGAGCGTTCTGTAGAACCAGTGAGCACGCACCAGATCCACCGTGCGACACGTCCCACGTAGTTCCCGATGTAACCGTATCACTCAACGAAATCCGGCTCGCGACACAAGAGCCCCCTACATCAACTAGTCGTGAGTTCCCCGCGGCAAGGGTTGCGGTCAGTTTTGTGTTTTCAATTTTCACTACATCAATCGTTGATCCGGGGTAGAGCTGAGAGACAAGTCTGATAACATGGACATTAGCCGTACAGTTCCGCACTATCAGTCGCCCGTATGATGGAGTCCCGCCAGATTTGCCAAGAATAATCCCGTAGCGCTGAGACGTTGAGGTTTCAGACAACTCCCACCCGTCAATAACTACTCGACCAAATGGCTGCGCGAGCCACGCTGCAAAATCTGGATAACTGAAATTGCTACTCCAACGTGACACCTCAAGATCGTTTAGCCACATCGTCCCGAGAGTGCCGCCGTCTCGATCATTGACAATCACGCACCCTGTGTCAGCGATTTTCACACCTGAAAGCACTCCGCTCATCAGAACCTTGCCAAGCTGCTGAGACTGTGTGCTGAGTATTTTTTCCGTCCCAACCCCTCGCAATTCAATCCGTCTGAGTTGTAGCGAAGACAGGCTCAAGGACGAGCTGTCTGATGACAGGAGGAACCTTCCCGGTGCGTTTGCGGATGTATATTTAACATCCTCCACTTTCACGTCTGATACATCACCATACACATCGTTGTATTGCAAATAATCTGCCGCAGTGATAGCGAAAATATCATCCCCGGTTCGGCCACGGACGCGAGAGATTCGCCCTCCGAAGCACGCCCCCCCAATATGCACGCCGTCACTCGGCGCATTTACGAGCGTCAGACGATCCACCTCAAAACCGATCACGTCAGCCAAATGAATCATGTATTTCCCGGCCCCACTCCCCATTGTGGCCCCAAGAACCCTGAAGCCATCAACGCGACGAATCAGGAAGGTGTGGTAGCTGTTGTCGCTTGGCTCAACAAATACGGACGTATACCTACGCCAGTCGCCGCCGACAATATCTATCCCGCTGTCACGCGCACCTATACTGGCCGTCGTACCAGATCGCGAAAATTCAGGAGGGGCTGACAAGGTTAGAGACGTTGCACTCTCCACCGACGCAACTACGGTTCTCAAAAAAACAGGGACGCCGTTGTCCCCACAATAAACCGTCACCGCCTTACCTACGTCAGACTGCGAAAACGACCCTGACGCCGACGACATAACTGAACTTCCGGCTGTTACAACTGCGTCGCATATTGTGCGTGATGCAGCCACCGCCGTATTACGCAGCATGTTCCGCATTGGCCCGGCCGTTTGCTGTAGCGTACAGCCAGTAACATCGAGCGTGCATCCTGTCGGGACCACCAGAGCGGCGTTAATCCGGTATGTCTCGCCCTCCATCCCTCTTACCGTCCTCCCTGCTGCTGAGGCCAATACCGCATTAATCCACGGACTGTCGTCTGCACCATTAGACCGCCCCATATAAATAGGGCCGCGCGGCAAAGGCAAACCCGTTGCCGGGTCAATAAATTCAACCACCCCGGTGAGGGGATCGTATTCTGCCGTCACCCTGCCATCAGACCCCGCCTTGAATACT